AAAACCAATTTTTTGGATCTTCAAGCAATGTTTATGGTTATTATTCTGGACCTCTTACTAAAGGAACAACTGCTAATTATGCTTTTTGGGGCAATGTTAATAGTTCATCAATTGGAGCCCAAAATTATAACATTTTTATGCAAGGAGATGCTCCAAACTATCTAAGAGGAACATTATTTGTTGGTAATATTTCAGGTAGCACAGCACCTAGAGAAATGATTTATATTAGACCTACTGGATCTCTTATATCTAATGCTCTTAGAGTTCAAAACTCAGCATCTTTAGATTTATTTACAATAGGTGGAGGAGCAAGTGGTACTAATACAATTACATTTCACTCTAATCTTTCACTAGTTACATTTTCAGGAAGTGCCAGATTTGCTTCATCTACTACTGCTAGTTTTCAAGGAGTAACTAATTTTGCTACAAGTAGTACTGCTCCTACAACTGGTATTGAAGGAGATTTTAGAATAGCACAAAATGGGGCTAATTATTTTATTTATGCTTATATAGGTGGAAGATGGCGCTCATCATCTTTAGCTTAAAAAAAAATAAGGGTTTTTGTTTTTTTCTAATATTTATAACAAAAACTTCTCATGGCAAACATCCCTATTTATCCTGGCTCAAGTTCCTTTACTCAGGGAAGTACCCCGTTTGGATTTTATGATCAAGACTATCAATTTCAAATTGATGCTGATAAGGTAACTACATTTTGTGCTCGACGTTTAGGATACCCATTAGTAGATGTTGAATTACAAGATATTAGTTTTTATGCTGCTTTTGAAGAAGCAATAACTACTTATGGTAATGAAATTTACGCATATAAAATAAGACAAGATTATTTAGATGTAGAGGGTTTCTCTACAGCATCTGCATTTAATCATACTCTTATTCGCCCAAATATGGGTACTGTTATTCGTATTTCTGAACAATATGGTATTGAGGCTGGTGTTGGGGGTGATGTTACTTTTTATACTAGTTCTATAACTCTTCAATATGATGTTCAAGATTATGATTTAAATGTCTGGGCTGCTTCTCAAAGCTTATCAGGTAACAATGTAACTATTACTCGTATCTTTAGAAATCAAATTCCATCAGCAGTACGATATTTAGATCCTTATATTGGAGCAGGTAATGAATATTTAAATGTATTAAATGATTTTGGATGGGCTAATTATGGTATAGCTAATACTTCTACTTTATATCCTATTTATTTTGATATTCAAAAAATGCAACAGATTGAGATGAATGATTATGTTCGTAGATCTCATATCTCTTTTGAATTAAGAAATAATAAATTACGTTTATTTCCTAAACCAACCCAAGAAGAAGAAGGAGTTAAATTGTGGTTTGAATATATCCTCAAATCAGAAAAAAATAGCCCTATAGCCCCTTCAGGCTCTGGAGTAGTAACAAATGTATCTAATGTCCCATACGCTAACCCAGTCTATACTCAAATTAATTCTGTAGGAAGGCAATGGATATTTGAATATACTTTAGCACTATGTAAAGAAATGCTTGGATACGTTAGAGGTAAATACACTACTGTTCCCATCCCGGGATCAGAGGTTACACTTAATCAAGCAGATTTAATTACTGCTGCTACAACTGAAAAACAAGCATTAATTGATAAATTAAAGTTGTATTTAGAAGAAACTTCTAGAGAAAAAATAATGGAAAGAAAGTCTTTAGAAGTAGATTATAAACAAAAAGAATTACAACAAGTTCCATTTTTAATATATATAGGATAAAATGGCTTTATTTGGTAGATCTAGAGATATTAGTTTGTTTAGAAACATTAACAGAGAACTGTTAGGAGATATTATTAATCAACAAATAGCATATTACAAATACGCTTTAGAACGAAACCAAGTTAACATATATGGAGAAGCAACAAACAAATACTTTTCAGAACCTGTTATTTTAAATTGTCTTATTTCTCGTGCTGATACATCTTGGAGCTCAGATAATATGGGTCCAAATGCTACTAGGATTATGACTTTTAATTTATTTAGAGATGATTTAGTAGATGCTCAAGTACTTCCTGAAATAGGAGATGTAGTTATGTGGTATGAAAGTTATTTTGAAATAGAAAGTGTTATAGAAAACCAATTTTTTGTAGGTAAAAGCCCCGAATATCCATACAGTGTTAATCCACTTAATCCGGGATTAGAAGATTTTGGTTCTAGCATTTCATACATAGTTGAAGGATATCTTATCCCTTCAGATAAATATAATATTACTAAAGCTAGAATATAATGCCTGAAAGAAAACCTTTACCTAAAACCCAAAGAGAAATTTTTAATGCACAAGTTAATCCTTATGCACCTGGGTATGATAATCCTAATAATGCTGATGCTTTAAACTCACATACTAGAGCAAACCAACAATCATTTAAAGATGATGATGTTAAGCCTTTTTCTATTGGGATCCAAGATATAGATGAAGCTATACTTTATTATTTTACTAATATTATAAAACCTACAGTATATCAAAATTTAACCCAAATTCCTGTTCCCGTAATATATGGTAGCCCAGAAAGATGGAAAGCAGTACAATCTGATGGGTATTATAGAGATCAAAATCAAAAAATAATGTCTCCTCTTATAATGTATAGGAGAACATCTATAGAAAAAAATTATGGTGTAAGTAATAAATTAGATGCTAATCATCCCTATAATTATGGAATTTATGGGCAAAAATGGAGTAATAAAAATGCATATGATAATTTTACTATTTTAAATAATAGACGTCCTCAAACTACTACATATGCTGTAGCAATTCCTGATTATGTTACTATTACATATGAATGTATGATAATGACATATTATGTTGAACAGATGAATAAAATTGTAGAAGCAATTCAATATGCTTCTGATTCATATTGGGGTAATCCTGAAAGATTTAAATTCATAGCTCGTATTTCTTCTTTTACTACTAGTAATACTATTAATCAAGGTGAAGAAAGATTAATTCAAACTACATTTGATATCACATTAAAAGGACATATTATCCCAGATACAATAAATGCCCAATTATCATCAATTAAAACATTCCAAGGTCCAACCCAAGTTGTATTTTCAACTGAAACCACAATCATCCCAGAAGATTTAAATCCAGGAAGAGATAGAGTATTACCTCAAACCCCGGATATTTCTTCATTTATTGATCCTCCTTTACAAAATTCTTAGGTAATGATAATGTTTAAATAGAAATTTATGTATGTATGATAAATAAGTTTATGGAACAAAAAGTTTTAACCCCTGAAGAATTAAATTCATTAAAACAACTTAAAGAAGATTATAATTTTTTATCTATTAATTTAGGTAGAGTTGAAATTGAATTTATGAATCTTAAAGAAGAAAAAGAAAAATTAAAACAAGAATTTAATAATTTAAAAACCAAAGAATTAGAATTAGTTGAACAAATTAAATCTAAATATGGTGAAGGAAATGTTAGTTTAGAAACTGGAGAGTTTTCTCCTCTAAATTAAACTTTGAATAAAGTTCGCCATATTTATAAACAAAATAATATAAAAACATGGCCGAAACTTTGATATCCCCTGGTGTTTTAGCAAGAGAAAATGATCAATCATTCTTAGCTGCCGCTCCTGCTCCTATTGGAGCTGCTATTGTTGGTCCTACATTATTAGGTAAAGTAGGAATTCCTAAAATAGTAACTACATATTCTGAATATTTAGCTTTTTTTGGTGGAGGATTTTTAAGTGGTTCTGATACATACACCCACTTAACTGCTCTTTCTGCTTATCACTATTTCCAAAATGGAGGTACTAGTTTATTAGTAACTCGTGTGGCAAGTGGATCATTTACCCCTGCTACTAGTACTAATATGAGTGGTAGCACTTCAGGATCAAACAATATTCTTACACTAGAAACTCTAACTGAGGGCACAATCATGAACAGCTCAGGTTCACCAGATGTATCAGGTTCACTAAATGATAGTGGAAGCTCTTATAACATTCGTTGGGAAATTGTTTCTCCTAATACCGCTTCAGGTACGTTTTCATTATTGATTCGTAGAGGAGATGATAATACTGCCAATCCTATTATTTTAGAAACTTGGACTAATTTATCTTTAGATCCTAATCAATCTAACTATATTGAAAAGGTTATTGGTAATCAAACATTCAATGTTAAAACAGATTCTTCTACAAATAGTCTTTACCTCCAACCTACAGGTAGTTATAGAGTTAAAAGTAAATACATACGTGTAAAAGCAGTAAACCAGAAAACACCAAATTTCTTTAATAATGCTGGTGCTCCTACACCTGCATATACTGGTTCTATTCCAAGAGCTCAAAGTGGTGCTTTTGAATCAGCAAGTGGAGCTAATGTTCCTACATGGGCTGCTAATTATTATGAAAATATGGCTGGTTCTAATATTCAAGGAATTAGCCCTAATGATTATACTCAATCATTTAATATTCTAGCAAATAAAGATGACTACAAATACAATGTTATTTCAGCCCCAGGATTAATGCTTGGTGAAACAGGCCATACTGTTCCTCTTAATTTGTTAATTAATAATACTCAAAATAGAGGAGATGCTATTGCAGTAGTAGACTTAGTAAAATATAACAGTACACTTATAGCAGCTACTCAACAAGCAGCAAATCTTAATACTAGCTATGCAGCAGCATATTGGCCTTGGATTCAAATT